TTGGAAATCATATCACCAAATGGGAAGAGACGTTTTCTTTGTGGGCAAAGGTAACAGTAAAAACAGCAAGTGAAACCACTGATGCAGGAGTTACCAGAGAGATACAAAAGCTTGAATTTCTCGTTCGTCAAAGTCCTGCCTCGCTGAACATCAACAGCACCAATTTCCGTATTCTATTCAGGAATAACATTTACAATGTCACCGGAATTACTCCTTTATACGTATACGACCACAACAACTACATGAAAATCGAGGGTGAGATACGAAAGGCAGGTGCTTCCGATGACTACAGTTGATGCAATGGCTGATGAGATTATGAAAGGTCTGACGGAATATGCAGACCTTGCGGATACCGCCATGAAAAAGGCTGTCCGGAAGTCCGCCACGCAAGTGAAAAACGAGATTTCCGCCAATGCTCCGAAGGACACCGGGAAATATGCAAAAAGCTGGGCAACAAAAAAGACTGGCGAAAACAGCCACTCTTTGGAGATGACTGTCCACAGCAAGAATCGCTACCAACTGGCACATTTATTGGAGAAAGGTCATGCCAAGCGTAGCGGCGGTCGGGTATCCGGCAAACCGCATATTGCTCCTGCAGAAGAAAACGGTGTACAGTTGCTGGAGCATTTAATCGAGGGGGCTTTGTCATGACCTACGAACAAATCGCAGAAATGATGGAAGAGATGGGACTGCCTTTCGCCTACCACCATTTTGCCGAGGGCGAAAGCCCTGCACCGCCTTTTCTGCTGTTTTTATCTCCCGGAGAAAATACATTTTCAGCGGATAATTTGGCATATTTCAGTTGCAAACAGCTGGACATTGAATTGTACACAGACAAAAAGCAGCCGGAATTGGAAGAACAGGTGGAGTCAGTGCTTTCCCAGCATGAGATTTATTACACAAAAACAGAAACATTCATTGATTCGGAAGAATTGTATGAAGTACTCTATGAGATGGAGGTTTGATCTATATGGCAATGGAGAAAAACAAGGTAAAATTCGGTCTGAACAAAGTTCACTATGCAAAAATCACCTCTTATGATGAAGAAGGTGTGCCGACTTTTGCAAAGCCGGTTCGCATTCCCGGTGCAGTGTCGCTGTCTATCGATGCAGAAGGTGAAGCATCCAATTTTTACGCTGACGATGGTGTGTACTATGTGATCAACAATAACTCTGGTTACACTGGAGATCTTGAAATCGCATTGGTTCCGCTTGAGTTTGCGACAGACATTCTCGGTGAGAAACTGGATGAAAAGGGCGTTCTCACGGAAACCAATACCGCAGAAGTATCGCAGTTTGCCCTGTTGTTTGAATTCAGCGGCGATAAGAATAAAATTCGTCACTGTCTGTTCTGCTGCTCTGCCTCTCGTCCGGCAACAGAATCCAGCACCATTGAGGACGAAAAGGAAGTTAAAACAGAAACGCTGTCTTTGACCGCAACAGCGTTGAACAGTGGTTTGGTAAAAACTAAAACCTGTGAGAAAACGGATGCCGAGGTTTATGAGAACTGGTACAAGGCGGTATATATGCCCAATCTGGCTGCCGCTGTACAGAGTGGTAAAGCATCCGCAGCATCTGTGAAAGCGTAAGGAAGGTGCAGTATGGCAATTCAGAAGAACATCACCATTGATGGTATTGATGTGCCGTTTAAAGCAAGTGCAGCAGTTCCAAGACTGTATCGTCTGAAATTTCGCAGAGATATTTATCAGGATTTTGCAGCACTGCAAAAGTCTGTGGGAGAAAATACAGAGGAATCCTCCGCACTGGACATTGAAAGCCTTGAAGTGTTTGAGAACATCGCCTATATCATGGCGAAACACGCTGACCCAGCCGTTCCAGCTTCTCCGGATGAATGGCTGGAACAGTTCAACACGTTCAGCATTTACGAAATCCTGCCACAGCTGATTGACCTCTGGGGCTTGAATGTAGAAACGCAGGTAACCGGTAAAAAAAACATCGCCCGATTGACCGACCGATGACCACACCGCTGTTTTTGTTGCGGTGCGTTCAGCTTGG